GTAATCGTTACTTCGGAATCGTCTTTCCCTTTGACGACGATTTCGATTTCGTTTGCTTTCGCCACGGGTCACCCGCCCACGGGTTCGAGCGTGGTCATGGGGATCGACGCGGCCAGCTCGTCACGCTTCCCGGCCGCCGTGGTGAGCAGCTCACCGAGGGCGGACATGCCTTTACCGAGCAGCCAGAAAACCCGGTCCACCTGTTCGGCGTCTACCGTCTCCAGCTCGGTGAGGATCGCGAGCAGCTCGCCCTGGTCCCCGGTGCGTACCGCCTCCACCATCACCGGCACGGCGTCCGGGTACTGGCTGAACGCAGCCAAGAACCCGGCGAGCGCCTCAAGGTCGGCCTCGCTCAGCTCGAACACGAGCCGGTACACCGGGCCAGCGTCCACCGTGCCCTCCTGTCATGCTGTCGGGATGTCCACACAGAACGCGAGCACACAGAATGCGAGCGCGGGGGCGCTCGCGTTCTGGTTCAACCCTTGGCTGATCACACTGCTTGTGCTGATCGCCCTGGATCTGATCGTCGGCGCGATCATCTACAACGCCAACGAGCCGAACCCGTACCTTGAGCAGACACCCGGCGATGCCGCCGGCCAGGCGTTGGGCGTTGGCTTGCTCTACCTCGGCGGGTTCGCCGTAGCCGGGTGGCTGGTGGCGTGCGCCATCTGCTGGCAAATCGCACACGCCAACCGCGAATGATGCCTACGTCCAGGTTGGGACATTCCCGTCCGAAAGGACACCCGGAACGGTGCTCGTCAGCTCACCGTTCGCGTTCCGAGTGACCGCGTAGTCCGTGTAGAGCACCTCACACGCGAGAGTCTGACCAGAAATGGTCAGCGTGGTGGTACGCGGCACCGACGTGGACGGGACGGTCTTGAACACCGCGTGCAGCCGGTCCGCCGCGTCGTTGAACGCCGGGGCGTTCAGGCTGATCGAGAAGTCGGCGAGCAGGAGCTGCCGCTCCATCGCGGATTTGTCGATACCGGTGATGTCCTGAACCGCGCGCGGGGTCGCGAACTGGAAGTTCGAGATGTCGTTGCGGATGTCCTTCGCCGCGCCAGCGGCATCGTCCACGGAGAGGACGCTCCACCCCAAACCGGACTCTTTACTAATGGCTACTGCCCTCCTAGATAGACGGAGGGCAGTAGCCCTCCTAGTCGCTCACGTTCTTTCGGCCTCGTAGTAGATAGCTGATGGCTTTGCGCATGAGCACCGGGTCGTCATTCAGAAGGCCAATCGCCCGATTGCACTTCTGGCAAAGAAGTCCGCGCACGACGCCGGTCTCATGGCAGTGATCAACCGAAAGCCTGACCTGCTTACCGGTTCGACCGTGCGCGTTGGGCTCGTCCTTCCCGCACACAGCGCAGACGCCACCCTGCTTGTGTAGCAGTGCGTTGTACCGGGCGACGGAAAGGCCGTAGGTGTTCTGGAGATTCCAGCGACGCCGATTCTCGTTTGCCCTCTCCGGATTATCCGTGAACCACTGGCGTGCAGCCGTGGCCTGGCACTCTTTGCAGTGACTGCGGTAGACGGCGTTTGTCGTTTCTGTCGCCTTCTTCGAAAGGCTGAATTCGGTAAGCGTCTTTGTCGCACCACACTTGCGACACGTTTTCGAGCTGTTCGGATCAAGTGGAGCACGCCGAGGGGTTCGCGGTTTCGGGACGTGCTGTGCTGCGTGCCGAGCCGCGTCGCACACCTTGCATGACGACTTGCGTCCGTATTTGCCGCGAGGTGCCTTCGAAAATTCCGAGAGCGGTCTGTCCAGACTGCACTTAGTGCAGGTTCGGGAAGCGGGAGGCATGGCCTAACCATAGTGGATAGTTGGGCCATGTTCTCCATTGAGGACACCTCGTAGTGCCGTAGGTCACCCTCTCTTCAATCGGTCGGCCAAGGCGAGCTGGTGCTCGCCGAAGTCCTCCACGAAATCCGCCGGGCGACTGTGCTGGCGGATGGTGCCCAGGTTCTGCCGCCAGTCCCCGCGCCGCACCACGTACAGCTCTGGCCGGGTCTGGTGTTCGCTGAAGCACCGCTGCCCGCCCTCGAACAGGAACACGGTGATCCCGGCGGCGTCGCGTTGCTCCCGGAACGTGCGGCCCGACAACCGGCGGATGTAGTCGGCCTGCCTCGCCCCGAGCTCGGTGGACTCGTCCACGTGGGACTCCCACCCGTGCCGGTACGCCAGGCAGCCGACCTGTTCGCACGCGGCCCGTACCGACCGGTCCGGGGGTGAGGCAACCGCGTACGTCTTGTACGCGCCCACCGGCAGGGCCGGAGCGATCCGGAACGGTTGCCGATCGGGGAACATCAGAACACCGTGCTAACGACGTTTTTGGACACGGCCACGGCAAATACAAGGTTCGAGAACACCCCGGCCGTGATGACACGGAGGTACCGCTCCACCGTCAACGCGCGGGCGGTTTCGATGCGCTCCGCGACCCGGGCCGCCGTGACCGACGTGAACGCCGCGCCGACCACGTCCGCCCATGCGTCCCCGGCTCCGTCGTCACTGGATTCCTGAAGCTTGATGGTCGCGCTGGTGCCGGTGAATTCCATGACGTGCAGGTACGCCTGCAACCCGAAGTTCGTAGCCGCCGCGAAGTCCACCGATGCGCCGTTCGTCGCCGCGCTGTCCGTCCGGCGGCCGGCGGTGAGCTGTGTGCACCACTCCAGCCCGAACCCGTTGGCCTGCACCGCGACGTTGAAGTTCAGGTCACCGTCGCCGCCTCGGGTGCCGTCGTAGCCGACCTGCTTGGCAACCACCTCGGCGGCCTGGTTGCCCAACGTGGTGCCCCTGCAATAGGTGGCGACCACGTCAGCAGTCGGCAGCAGGCTGTACCGGTCGTGTGCCCGATCACTGGCGGGGTTGAACGCGTTGGTGACCTCAAACCCGCCATCGCGCATCCCGCCGACGCGCTCGAATGCGAGCTTGTCGATTCCCGTCTTCACCAGTGCGGCCGGTCCGCCCCGGATGTTCTGCACCGACATCGCGTCGTTGCTCAGGTCGTACCCGCCGATGAAAAGCGCGTCACCGAGCCCGCCGGACCTGGTCACCGCGACCGCCTCCCGCTCTTCGTCTTCGGAGCGTCATCTGCTGGTGGTAGCGCCTCGCCCGTACCGTCGCCGACCAGCTCAGCGCCTTCCGGCAGCTCCACCAGTTCGGGACCGTGCGCGCCCTGCTCCGTGTAGCTGATGGAGCCACACTGAGGGCAACGCGGCGCACCCACCGAATACCCGGCGGTGCAGTCATCGCAGATCCACAACATCAGGGGGCCTCCGTCCACGCGTTGTCGACCACCAGGGGCAAGAAGATGTCCACGATCCGGTACTGCGTGGCGCTGTCCTGGATCAGCCAGCCGGCCCGCGCCTCCAGGCCCTGCCCGTAGATGCCGAAGATGTCGACGTGCCGCACCGACCCGCCAAGGGTGAAGTCACCGACGTACGCAGCGCACAACACGTCCAGGGCCCCGATCATGGCCGGGTCGATCTGATCGGCCGGCTCGGTCTGCCCCGGCATCCGGATGCGCACCATGAACAGCACGGTCACGCTGACGCTGTCCAGCCCCGACCCTGGGATTGGCCGTATCAGGTCTGACCAGATTTCACACGTCAGCCCGTTGCCTGGCGGGTTGCTGGACTCATGTGTGTTGACCCGCTCGAACTTGCCGGTCGCCATCGCGTGGCTGACCACCTTGTCCAGAATGGTCGTGATGTCGATCATGCGCCCTGCAACTTCCCGATGTGTTTCGCCATCAACTCGGCGGCCACGTCCGGAACTTCGTTCCGAACACGCCGCTTCGCCTTCCGGTAGATCCGGTAACCCTTGAACCGGCTGGTCTTGTTGCGACTGGAGTTGCCCTCCAACCACGGCCCGTAGATCACCTTGGCCATCCCGCCGTAGGACACGAACCCCTCACCGTCGTGCTGCTGCGACGCGATGTACAGGCCGGTCTCATGCTGCTTGATCGACTGATTCGCGAGAGTCTTCACCCAGTTGAGCGCGCTCTCGCCGAGGTCGTGCCGCACATCATGCGCCCACCCGTCGAGCACCTCACCGACCCGGCCACCCTCGAACAGCGGCCCACCGACCGTGACCTCAAACGCCCCGGTGCGCGCCATCAGGCGAACCCCACATCCATCCGGGCGTACCGCTGTCTGACCTGGTTACGCAGGTCCCTGAGCCCCTTGCCTGATGCCTCGATCGCGCCTTCGCCGACCCCGATCACCCGCCCGTAGCCCGCCATTTCCTGCTGAAGCTGGGTGATGGCTTCAGCGATCGCGAGGGACCGGACCGGGCCCGGGTACACCTGCACCCGCACCGCCGTGGCATCGGCATGCGTCGCCGCGGTGGTGCCGAGCCCTCCCCGCTCCACAGTCAGCGTCCGGGGCGCGTAGATGTCGGCGCCCACCGAATGCGCCGCGAGCACGGACCCGTCCCACGACCGTTTGACGATCAGGTTGTTCCCGGCGACGTCGACAATGCGCATCCGCTCAGCGTCGATGAGGATCACCTCACCGACCGCGTACGCACTGCCCGTGGTGACCGGGACCGTGGTGTCAGCCGCGCTTGAGGTGAGCGCCCCGCCCGTGTTCTGCCCGGTGTCGAGCATCGACTTGCCCGTCACGAGCATCCGTTCCGACTCGACCACCAGGAGCGACCCGACCCCAACCGCCGCGCTGTTGGTCACGTCAACAGCGGTTTCCGTTGTGTCCAGCGCCTCGCCGAGCGCCCCGGCCGGCGTGGTGTCGGCGTTGTACCCGTAGGTCCCGACGATCGAGACGGCGCGCTCAGGAATAGCAGGCGAGCCGACCGACCGGGCGATGTCGACGTACTCATAGGGCGGTTCGTCACGCTCATCCGCTCGGCGCAGGTGGTAATCGTCGGAGGTGAGCGCGACACCATCCACAGTGATCGACGTGACCGAGATCAGTTCGTTCGCGTCCAACCACAACCGGCGATAGTCGACGGAGATCCTGCGATCGAACACAGGCCAGTCGAACGTGCGGGTGTCCAGCTCGGGGTAGAACCGGCGGGCGGTCATCCCGTCACCCTCGATCGTGAGCGACGATGCGTCGAGCGCCCGGTCCACCTGCCCCCAGTTGCGGGCGGTCTCCTTGTAGTCCAAGGCGCTCGCCACGTCTTCTCGGGTGGCGTACCAGATCGTTGTCACCGCCGGTCGCCCCGCTCAGGTCGCGACCACGTACGGCACGGTCGCCACAGTGGTCGGTGTCGCGATGGTGGCCGGCGCGGTGTCGGTGAGCGCGGCCCCCGACGTCTGCGCCAACACCTTCTGCCCGCTGACGATCGCACCGGCCACGTTGGCGTGGTGCAGCGCCGCACCGACCAGCGTCGGCACTGCGGTGGCCTTGACCATGATCGCCGCGTAGTAGATCCCCGACCGCAGGATCGTCTGCGCGCTCGCCAACGCCAGCGTCTTCGCGGTGTTCGCGGCCCACGCCGCGGTGGTCTGGTCGGCCGTCTGCGAGAGCAGTGCCGGGGTCGCGCTGTCGTCGTACAACGCGAACCAGTAGTTCGTCGGGGTGCCGGCCGCCGTGGTGGCCGACATGAACGTGAGATTGGTGACCACGTCCCCGGCTTCCAGGTGGATCGGCGTGGACAGCATCACCTGTGTAGTCAAAGCGGACAGGTTGCTGACGCAGTCGAGCCGGCTCAGCGGCCCCTCACGGAACATGCCGGACGGCTTGCCGTTCAGCGCCCACCGGGGGTTCGTGGCCGGGTAGCGGCCTCTCACCAGTGGCATCTCAGCCCCCCGCCTTCCCGCCGCGCCCCGACCGGCCGCGCGTGGTGGCGGTCTCCTGCGGCGTGTTCTGCTCGGTGGTTTCCTGCCCCGCTTCGTCGGCACGGTCGCCCCGCAGCGCCTTGACACGGTCGGACAGTTTGGTGTTGTCCGGCAGTGCTCGGGCCACGTTTCTCGCCTCGATCCTCAGCTTGGCCGCGTCCAGGTCCTCCTGGTTGCGGTCGTGCGTGTCGGCCTGGTCGAGCAGCCGTTCAATGTGCGTCACGGCGTTCGCGGCCACACGTTCGGTCTGCTCCCGCACCGCGTCGGCGCGCTTCTTGTCCCCCCGCTGTTCGGCGCCCGCGAGTTCCTCCCGGTAGCCGTTCAGCTCGGCGATCAGGTCGTGCATCGTGTCCACTCCCATCGGGTCGGGTCCGTCCACCGCACCCCGGAGCGTCCCCGGGGTGCGGTGGTCACGGTGTGCGGGATCAGTAGCCGGACGGCGGGATCAGGCCGGTACCGGAGACCACCGAAATCGAGGTGGGCCGGCGATGCGGCATGAACGCGCTGTACGCGTACACCTGGAAACGCACCTGGAGCGTTCCCGACAGCACTTCCTGCAGAACGCGGGTCTGCATCGCGCCCTCCCACAGGTACAGGTCGGGGAACCGCGCCACGATGGTGCGGGTCTCGTTGGTGCCCGCGCCCTTGTTGGTCGGCAGGTTCCCGTCCAGGTACGCCGGAACCCCCATCGACAGCATGCCCGCCGGGCCGTCACCGGAGGTGAGGTCCTGCTGCGTGCCGGCCGGGTTCCACCCCACCTGGGGCGGGACGATCAGCGGCCGGTTCGTGGTGTCCATCTGCGCCGTCGCCCAGTACCAGACGGACGGCAGCACCACCGCGCCGGTTGCCGGCAACTTCCGGCCTGTGAACACCTTGGACGCGCCCTGCGCGAACGACGGGTACATCTCCGGCAGCGTCGGGGACGCGTCGGTGTACGTGATCGAGTTGATCCCGGACACGTTCAGGATGCCCAGGTGCTGACCGGACGACCCGGACCCGTCGAGGCCCTGCACGTCGAGGCGCATGTTGTAGTCCTCGATCAGGTCGCTGAAGATCACTTCATCGAACCCGATGGGGGACTGGTCCAGCAGTTGCAGCGCGGAGTCCTGCTGACCGGCGATGGTGCGCACCGGGGCGGTCACGAAGTCGTCGGTCAGGTCAGTGCTGGTGACCGCCGCGCCGTCTGCGGTCTGCACCCCGGTCGCGGTGCCGGTGCTCACCTTCGGCAGGTTGATGCTGTCGGTACCGGACGGCAGGGTCAGGTTCCGGCAGAGGTTCATGGTCTGGCGACCGAACCGGGCCAGGTTGATGTACTCGTCCACCAGCCACAGCGGCGGCACGAAATACCCGCCTTGACCATCGGTGCGGTTCGGGTTGACGCGCTGCTCCATGCCCCGCTCGAACACCGACTCGTGCAGATGGTCCGGCAGGCCATCGATACCGCGCAGCTCCTCCCGCGCCCGCTGGTCCCGCCGCGCCTCACGGGCGGGCAGCTCCACCTGGAGTTCCCGGGCGTGCCGGGCCAGCCGCTCCCGCGCGGCGGACACACCGCCGTCGCCGTCGCCCCGGCCGAACGCGTCGCGAGCCAGGTCCACGAAGTACGAATGCCGGCGAGCCTGCCGCCCGTACGTCATCGGTTCGTAGCCGACCCGGGCACCACCGGTGCCGCGTTCCCGCCGCTCACCGGTCTGGCCGGTCTGCGCGTACGCGTCGTTCGCGGCCTGCTCCCGCTTCTCGTCTTCCTCAGCCTCGGTGATGCGGCCCCGAAGCTCGGTGATCTGGTCGTCGATGCCCTTGATCTCGCTGCGCTTGGCCTGGTACCGGGTGTTCTCATCCTCGGACAGGTCGCGGTTCTCGGTCTGCGCCGGGCCGGTGATCTGGTCACGTTCGGCCGCCAACGCCTTACGCTGCTCCAGCAGCTCGGCGAGCCGCTTGCGCATGCGCTCCAGCATGGGTGTCTCTCCCTCTTGTGTGGGTGGGCGTGCCTGTGTGCCCGATCGGGTGGTGGCCCGGGTGGTGGCCGCTGGTTCCGGCTCCGGCGCGGGCTCCGGCGCGTTCGGTGGATCAGGCGGTGATGAACCGGTCAGCCGACCAGCGCGCGGAAGTCCGCGTCACGGTCCTGGTCGAGCGCCCGGCGAAACGCCAGGGACGTACCCTGGCGTTGGTCTGTGGACTGTCCGAGCCGGCGGCCGAGACGCTCGTACAGAGCGCGGACCGCCTCATCAGGCAACTGGTCGAGATCCTGCGCCCTCAGCGCGGACTCGACGGAGGTAACGGGGTTCGCGCCGTACGTCACCACGGACACGTCACCCCGATGGATGTTGTATTCGAGGATGTCGCGCTGTTCCCAGTCCGGTGACCACAGTTGGCGCATGACGCGGAATT